ATTGTCTATAAGACGTCTTATTTCATCTAACTCATTACATACCGTTATTGCGTAACTTATTTTCATGTTTATTCAGGTAATACTCCAATATATGAAAGTGCTTCTATATAATCACGTTCAACAAAATGTTTTAAAGTAGTCATATCAGCCCTATATTCTTTTCCTTTAAATTTTTCTTTTTCTTCTTCTGGTATTTTAACAGCTTTAGCAGCACCCCAACTCCAATTATTAGCTCCAGTTCCATCTGCGAAAACAATTCCCTTTTCTTCTACATTAACCATATTAGGTAACCATATAAAATCCGTTTTTGGGTCTGTCCAAGCTAAAGCTTTATATAATTCCGGTAAAGTTTCTATTTGTTCATTATAAAATTTAGAACCTTCTGTCATTAAAGAATTAGTCCAAAAACCACAAGACAAACTATGAAAATTAGTTATATCTTTATTTATTTCTATTTTATAACATAAATCTCCCCCCGATTTAGGACAGTCTATAATTGTATCGTGTTGCATAATTAATTAATTTATTTTTTCTAAAGTAGGTATATCTATTTCTGGTAGATCTAATCCTATTTGAGTTGGAAAATCAGGAATATTAGCATCTAATATGTTATCAGCCAATTCTTTCATTTTTTCAAAACTAAAATTTGATTTAGAATATTTAGCTTGATGTGTTGCTTTTAATTTATAATTTTTATAATTATCAAACATATCAATAAAAGCTTGACCTACATTTCCTGGATTAGGTTGGAACCACTCTGCTTCCTTCATTATCCATTTATTTGCGGATGTAGGATGTACTTTTTCTAATTTACCAGGTAATAAAGTAGTAAATGATTTATGTAAAAAATCAGTGTGACCCGACCATCCAGAGGCTATAATTGGTTTTTTAGTTAAGCTAAATTCTAATAAAGGTCTACCATAACCCTCACCTTTAGTCATACTAATCATAGCCTTTACTTTAGAATGATTGTATAACTGATTCATGTCTTCGTCACTGAATTTACCAGTTATCAAATATACATTGGGTATATCTTTACTATTAATTGTTTTTTTAATTTTAATAATTCTATCTAATACCTCATTTCTACTCATATATGAATCAACACCAATTGATGTTTTTAAAATTAATGCTGGTTTTCGTTTTTTATTTTTAAACGTTTCATAAAATGATTTAATCATTAGACCAACATTTTTTCTATCATGTCCAATTGCTCCTTCCATCCAGTGGCCTACAAATAAAAACCCAAATGATTCTTTAATATTACTTAAGTCAAATGTATTTTTTTCTTTCAATGGTTTATATAGGTCTATATTAGCACCTTCAAACATAACATGGATAGGTTTTGTACTTTTAACTACCCCCATGATTTGTCCCGTTTTTTGGTTCTTCTTTTCATAAGACATAGATTCAAATACACTTTTAGAATGTTTTGATGAAACCCAATTTATATCCATTCTATTTAAACCCTCAATCCATTCTGGTTGAGCAGATGTTGTTTCAATCCCAGCAGTACACCCTATATTATATTTCCCTATAGGTTGAAATTCACTAGGAATAGTTATTTGCATCCAAATATCGGGCTTTGTTTGTTGCCAATTTGGTTGAGCTATATGTTTATTTAAAAAAGCCCATTCGGGATGATCTTTACAAAAACCCCAAGTTGTAGAACCCCATTTTTGGGGTAATAATTCAACTTCATATTTATCAAGTTCTATTATAGCTTTAACTACATCCCTAGCTCTAGCTCCATAACCTGAGTATGTGTCAAAAGGACACGAAATAACAAATCTTGGTTTATTCATTAGTATATTAATTTATGTTTTAAAACTCTACCTTTATATTCATTAGCATTAATTACTTCATATTTTTCTCTTGGTTTCCAAGTACTAAATAATTCATCAAATGCTTCCATAACTCTATTAGCTTGATGTTTAGATGTAAATCCAGCTTCATCACCTAAAGCCCATTCTCTGCCTAAGTTACCTATTCTTTTTCTTTCTTTATCTCCCATACCATATGCCTTTTTTATTTGATCGGCTGCATCTTCCCACTTACACCTATCATCAAATATATAAGGTGTTGGAGGTGATCCTTGAATTGATCTACTAGCAGGATAAACTGGTAGAACCCATTCACCATGTTCTGTATATGTACCTCTGTGATTTGATGGTACTTCTGGGTTTGGTGTGAACCATTCCCCCTTTTCATCAACAAATCTCATTTGATCTTGCATACCACCAGTTACATTAGCTATAAATGGTGTTCCAGTTAACATTGCCTCAGTTATAGTTAATCCCCATCCTTCATTAGAAGTTAATAATATCTGGAGGTCAGCTATATTATATAAGTAATTTAATTGAGGTTGAGATAATTTACTTGTTGAAAAAATTATATTATTGGCATAATCCTCTTCAAAGAAATATTCTCTAACTGCTTCTAAATTTGTACCAGCATCCGTTGATAATTCAGTATGTAAAACAAAATAACAATCTTTTGCTTTTTCTTTGGGTAATGAATCTAAAAAGACTCTAAATGCTAACATAGCATCTGGTATTGCTTTTCTACGTATATTTCTTGAATTAAAGAATAAAACGAATTCGGGTTTTTTATTACCAAAAAGCAACTTTTTAAAATCATCAAAGTCTTTATCTTTTTTAGTAATAGGGAAATAAGTATTTGGATTTAAACCATGAGGTACGTATTTAAATACCTTATTTTTAGCTTTATCATCTAATACTATTTTATTAATATTAACGGTTTGTTTAGATATACCCATTAATAAATCACATGCTTCATAATACCCATTATTATACATTGGGGCTGGGTAGTCATCCCAGATATTTAAATATGTAATAGGAACAGTTGTTCTGATTTCAGCCTCCATACTAAATAACCAAGTAAAATATCTTGGGTCAGTAATAAGCATAATAGCATCTGGTTTTTCTATTGCTATTAGTTGTCTAACAATATCAGGACTACCATAACCATCAGATGGATATAAAAATACTGATGAATCTTCTATACCCATGGCTTCATCTGTAGTCTTACATAGATCTAACTTTTTACCTTTTTCTGGATGTTTTATTGCTCCTGCTATTTGTACCCAGTTAAAATGATGAGCTGTATGTAATACAATTTCTTTAGCAACTGTGGCTACCCCAGAATGTACTCTAATATCATCACAAATCAAAAGTATTTTTTTTCTTTGATCTTTAGGAAGTGGTGGAAATTTTTTATTCATTGGTCTTAACGATTTATATTTCAAGATTAGTATGGTTGGTTATTTTCTTACGGAAATCTTCATCTGTTAGGAACAAATGAACAGATCTATCAGCAAGTTTTTGGAAAGAAAATTTTCTTCTAACACATTCAACCTTAAAATTCTCGAATAAATCGCTTTTGACTTTAACACTAGTTAGTGTCATTGGTTTTTTGTTTGTCATAATCTTTATTTTTTAAAACGTTTATTATACATATATAAGTATTATTCAAAATGCGCTCCTGCCCCACATAATTCTTTATCTTCTCCATAAGGACAAAACGTACAATTCCATTTAGAAGGGGATTTTAAATAATCTATTTCTTTAATTTTTCCACTTGAACTAAAACACTCATTAATAAAATCATTAACTGCATTTTTAGCTCTATTTATTTTTATTTTACCACTAGGGGGCACAAATTGTTGTACCCTATAAGCTTGATGAGGAGACATAATTTTATCATCATCCCAATCTAATACTTTTCTTTTAACAATAAAAAATTCAATTTCAATTTTATCTAAAGGTATTCCATATTGTTCAGAAAAAAACTTTTTATATAATATTAATTGAAAATGTTTACTTTCATCTTTTTTAGCGAATTGGTTCCATCCTTTAGTACTGGTTTTAATGTCGATTATCTTGAATGTATCCGTTCTCTCGTTATATGTGACAACATCTAAATACCCTGTATATAACACGTTATTTAACATTTTATTTGGTGCTATAGTAATGGGTATTTCACAACCAACTAAATATGTACCTTTTTTAGTAAAATATCTACTACGTTTTTTCTTAAACCAATCTAAAATTCCAACTCCATCTTCAAAAAATTCTCTCATTTCCTCTGCAGATGAAAAATGTTGATTATTATTTTTTTTGTATTGTCCTTGATATTCACCTATAAACTTTTCTTGGAAATATTCTTTAATATCAATTTCTCTATCTGCGGCCGCAAATGATTTTTCATAAGCTATATCTAAATAATGTTGCATAGATTCATGAATTGCCGTTCCAAATACAGTATGAATAGATGAATTAAATCTTTTAATTTTATCCTTATATTGTAGTTTCCATCTATAGGCACAACTCCTAAAGATAGACATTTGTGAAAATGAAATGTTTTTTTGATAAGCATAATTCACTTCCTGAGGTGGATTATTTCTAATCTCCTTTACAATTTTTGGTATTTTTTTAGCCAAACTATTTTTTCCATTTATCACGTCCTACTAATAGGCCAATAATTCCATAATTAGCTATATCAATAAAAGTATCTTCCATTCCTTCCCCTTTAACAAACGATCTACCATTTACTAATAAATTTTTTAAACGTGATATTTTATCAGTTAGTCTAATACATAATCCCGTTAGTGAAAATTTTTTATCATCACTATTATTGATAATATCTCCACCTAAAGCAATATTATTTAAACCATAATCCATATGTTTACGAGCAAACATTTCATACATTTCTTTTTGTATGTTTTGGAATTCTTCTGCTAATTCTGGATATTCTTCTTCAAAGATAGTAATAGTTTGGTTTACTTCATCATCCATATATTCTTGAATTTTTTTACTTGGACGTTTAGCATCCATAATTTCTCT